AACACTTGAGCTTGTCTTAATTCTTCTGCAAACTCTAATTCTACCTGTTCTTGCGCCATCAGACTAATATGTTCTAAGATATTTTTTTGTATTGCAGCCATAATTGGTGGATTGTTTCTAACCATGTTAGTTGACATAAAAGTTAGGTGAGCTGTTATGTGTGCTTGGTGATCTTGACCTCTAAACGCTTGAAAAGGTTTGCCTCCAAGGGCACTTATGTGTTCTAAACTTGGGTCCATTGGTTGAACAGGGGCTGGTGGAGGTAAAACTTGATCTATATCTTTTACACCAAGCGCTTCATACATTTTTCTATACGCTCCGTATAGATTATGTATCTGTGGATTAGACGTTGCAAGTTGTAACTCGGTCTGTGCCATTGTAATTCTTTGTGCCATAGAAAATATGTTAGGATCTGCAACAGGTAGAATGTCTACTCTATCATCAAAATCCATTTGTTTTATCTCTCTTGAAGCACCAACAACATCGTACGGATAAACTGGTGGTAAATAAGTTTTAAATACTTTTGCTAATAATTTAAATTCTGATCTCATTGCTGTGTACAATCTTTTGTGTATTGCAGACATAACTCTTGAACCACGTTCTAGTAATGCAACTGTTGTACCAACAGCTGCTTGTTGATTACCATCACCTACTTGCATGTCAGCAATTGCTGCAAATCTTTGACCTGCTCCAACGACTATGCCCATTAATTGTAATAAAGTTCCTGATGGTTCTTTGTAAGGCAAAGGAAAGAATGCGTCTCTTAAATTACCACCTGGTGCATCTACATCTTTAAATTCACCTGGTTGTATAGGAGCTGCCTCATCTCTTACTCTAACACCTCTTTGTTTAAATCCTGCAGGTAAATTAGATAGTGTTCCTGCATCTAATAATTGACGGAGAGCAGCCGTTGCGGTTCTGCTCAATCCGCCAATCATGTGAATTAATCCAAAGCCATAAAATCCTAGACCTGGTAGAAATTTGAAGTGAACAAAATATTGAATTTTATTTCTCTTTGGATCTGTTGGTTGATAGTTACGTCTAACGGATAGAACTTGTTTTGAACCTTCATCCACTGTAACTATATATGGTAATTTTATTCCTGTAGGATTTAACTCATCATCTTTATCTTCAAATCCTTCAAGATCTAAATTTACATGGCACTCTAATAAATTATAAACAGATTCTTGTCTGCCAACTTTTTTTGTGCCATCTAATTCTTTTTCTTTTTTTTCTACTTCATCTTTAGTTGTATTACTAGGTGGGCCTAAATCTACATCAGAGTAAAAACCATTAACTTGTTGTTTTCTTAAATCGTTCTCTGAAATTTTTATTGTGTGAATTATTGCTTCTGCATCTGTCAAAGAAGTTGCATCATATGGTACAACTAGATCATCAGCAGGAACAAATTTAGATACAGCTCTTCCTAATAAATCATCGTAATAAACTTTTTTAAACGTAGATCCTGCAAGTGGTAGATGAAATAACATTTGATCAAACTCTGGTTCATACTCTTCCATTTTTTCCATCAACTCATAGTTCATGTAATTCTTAACACGTTGTGCTTGTGACTCTTTTGTTTGATCGGGCTTGCCAACTATTTGCGTTCTTACAGGTCCCTCAGCAGGTAGTAATTCTTTGTAGGCTCCGGCTTGAAATTGTGTTACTGCTTCTGCTAGTACAGGGTGTGTTGCACCACTCGCTCCTTGAAAAGGTTCTGTTCTGTTTTCATATTTAAATCCTAAAAGATCTAAACCAGTTGTATAAGATTGTTCCCAATCTCTTCTAGAAGATTTGTAGTCTTGATAATTTTGAGCTAACTCATTTCCTATTGGTTCTAAAACATCGTCTGGTAATAGTTCTGCTAGATTATCAAAGTGACCGGGTGTGCCTTCTATGTTAACTTTGCTTGGATCAAAGTTTACCTCTACACTACCATCCTCTAACGGATTTACTTCTACTCCAGGGTCAGCAGCTTGTTCTGCTTTTTCTTCTTGAATTTCTATCTCTTCTTGAGGATCAACCTCGATAGATGTTTTTACGTTTGGTAACGTTTTGTCTATATCTGCCATTTGTATTCTCCAGGTTAGCTGTTTTAACTTGTTTTAAGGGAACATTCAACCCTTGTGGATTAGGCCCTCTTTTAGGGGGTATTGTTCTAGTTAATCTTTTGATCATTTTTTAGTTAATGAGGATTCTTCTATAATTTCTTTTTGAATAATTTCATCTATGGCATCAGCTCCTGCTTCTGTGCCATCTTGATCAAACTCTACTTTATACTCTTCATATTCAGCAGCCTCGCTGACACCTTTTTGTGCCTCTACATCAACGTCTTGTTTAGGAGCTTTATATTCCATAACAGTTCTATCTTCTATGACATCATAACTACCCTCTT